TGTTTGCTATCTTATGTACTTGTTTTTCCATAATCTAAATCCTTAAAAGTAACACCCCCAAATACATGGGGGTATTATTTTGTTTATAATCTAAACGGTTGCTTTAGTTAAATCACCATTCACTATAATAGTGCCGGGTGAAATCCAGACTGCCTGATCGATACTGGCTGAAGGTGCTAAACCACCTATAAAGCCTTGACCGCTCAAGTAATAATCATCACTATCTGCACCTTCAAACGCAACACTGAAGAATACTTCTGTTTTGCTGTTTGAAGTTGTCCATAATCCATTTGTAGCAACTGTGTTATCAGTTACTGATGCATTACCAAAGAATGCATCGTCGTCTAACAACATGTTGAAAGATATTTCATTTTCAACAACTGTTGTAAATGCACTAGAACTTGTAGAATCCAGTGTTGAATATCTTACTGTTCCTGGTGCTGTTGATACTTATACATCTTGTACTAGGGGCACGACAAAACCTGCCGCGTTCCCTGGTTGTGCAATAGTTGAACTATTACCTAATGTGAGGATTGCCTGTGAACCGCTTGTTACATTTATTACTCCTGCCATTTGATTTCTCCTTTATACAGTTATAAAATTATACTCGAAAGTATATGTAATTACATCATCTGTAATTTCAGTCTCGTAATCACTGTTACTTTCTGTAACTGATGTGATTGCGTTCCTGGCTATTAGCAGATTTGCAACTACGGTGTCAATATTATTAAATTGGTTTTTAGCATCTGTTGTAAAATAAGCATTAATAGTTGTTGTAGTCTGGTTAACATCGCCCTGATCCAGAGTTCTGTACAACTGTTCTACATTCAATTCCTGCTCATCCACATACACTACGTTGGGATTCTTTTCATAAAGAGGGTTACCACCCGAATCGAATGGTAACTCCTGACTTATGGTAATATTGCTTTGACCAGATAAGTTAGTTGTGATCTGAGTTATTAAGTCTGATCTTTTACTCATTATCTAACCACCACAATATTAGTTCTTGATCTTGAACGTCTTGTTCTTGCGAAAGTTGTTAATTTTTCATCGGCTTCAACGGTGCCATCTCCGTCAGCATCATACCAATCTGCAACTGCCAATAACTCTGTAAAGATGTCATTGAACTTATTGTTGTAGTATGATATTTTTGCTACTTCTGGTGACTCATCGTTACCGAATTCTGCAAATAATGGTGCAATATACTCTCCAATACAGTAGTAAACACACATATCTGTGAACTGTTGTCTTCTACCTAATGCGTTACTTGGATCTATGCGATTTGGGTTAACACTGGGTAAATTGTTTAGTTCAAATGTGTTTCCTGTATAATTGTTATATGTACTCCACCATGCAGATGTTTTCATTTTTAACAGTATACGATCAGTACTTTTTTGCAACATATTTTCTACATAGTCTTGTACACTCACGAAGCCTGATTCCTCAGGTATCTTAAGGTTATTACTTTCGAATATACGTTGGTCTTTTTGTACTACATCTGTGTACTCTGCAAAAGAAATTACACTACCACCGCCGTCTGTTATAAATGCCATTTAACCAATCTCCTCAATTAAGATGCGTCTGGTAATAGATTACTTCTATATAGAGTACAACCTGCTAACACGGCCACCATAGCATTTCTCAATGCATTGTTACCGATGTCACTTAGTGCTCCAATAGTTGATCCACCTACGCCTGCGATTTGCTTGTTAAGAGCTAACTCAAAACCTGCGTCAATAACACCAACGTAATTTCCGTCTGCGCCTACTGGTGCATTGTTATCACGTAAGTTAGCAACAGAAGTTGCGATTGCAACTACGTTTGCTTCGTCTTGACCACCGCCTAATGATGATGATTTAATTGTTCTACCAAATTCACTTCTTAATACAGTGAAACCATTTCTTGTAGTTCCTCTGAATTCATGAAGGTCTTTGTTAGGGTTATACCATACTTTCATTGTAGGTACTCTTGCTGAACCAAAAGCCATTGCTTCAGGTGACATAATGAATGACTGTTTGAATGATGCGTTTGCACCTGTAACACCGTCATTGTTTGTGAAACCTGTTTTCATAGCCGCTGTTCCGGCACTATCAGTAGCAACTGCTAGAGTTCCTGCTAATCTTTCTAAAGTAGCACCGACAACGTGATCGTATAATCCGTCTTCTACTGCTTCTTCTGTTACGTCAGATGCAACACCTCTTTTCTGGAAAGTGATGTTTGCCGCTGTTGGCGTTAAATTACTGTTTGCCGCCGCTAGAATACTAGCACCTTCACTTACTGAAGCCGCTGGTGTTGGAAGGTTCGCAACAGGTATTCTAATCTGTCCGCCGCCTTGTCCTTCGACATGTATTTGAGCTCTGATGAGTGCTGAGTTCTGTAACAATGTTTTGTCCAAGTAATATGGAACTAAATCTTGTACGATATCCGCATACATTTGCTCAATAGTGTCTGATCCTGTACTATATGCCATAGTATTTCTCCTTATTGATTATAGTTAATTTCCTGCCTGTCTCTTCATTTCCTTTTTAACCATTGCGTCGGTTATTTGGGATCTTTTGATTCCAGGCTGATACTGGCGGATTCTCATGAATGCCGCTCTGTAATCAGTATCGATTGCAACTTTGTTATCATCAACCTTTTTACTACTAGTAGTTCCGGCTGGTGTATCTGTTGTTTCTCCATACTGTAAATCAACACCTTGTTTACCAAAAGAAAGTCCTAATTTGTCTTTACCTACAATTTCAACTGCTTTAGCATAATCTGGTGTTTCACCATCCACAGTTAAGAAGTCGTTTCCGTTTCTTATTGCAAATGTATCACCTTCTACTGCTAACATATTATCTGCTTTCATCAATTTGATAACAGACTCCTTTTGTTGTGCTGACCAATTGCTTGGCATAGCATTTTGTAGTTGACTCATATGATCTTTCAATAATAAGTCTGTTTTTAGAGATGTTACCTGTTGTTTAAGTTCTTCCACCGTTGCTTCACGCTTTTTCACTGCATCACGCAATGAATCTACATTAAGTGTACTGCCTTCTTGAGGATTAACCTCTTGAAGTGTGGATACAACTTTTTTAACCTGGTCAATACTATCAACGTTTAATTCATTAAGCATTTGCTTCTGAACTTCGTTTTTTGCATTTGCCGATATTTTATTAACATCGTCTCTGCTGTATTGTCTTATGCCATTAACATAAGTCTTACCATCTCTAATCTCAACACTAGGTGTTGGGTTATTATCAGATTTTGTCTCAGATGCTACAGATTGCTCTGTTGCAACAGGATTTGCGGTATCTGTTACCGATTCAACATTATTTTCGGGTTGAACTGCCGTGTCATTTGATGCTTCCATCATTTCTCCTTTTATCGTAGAAGTAAACGTATTTTCGTTTACGGGTGTAATGTTACTCCCTACCTATGCCTTTTTACAGGCTATTATTTGTTGAAGTTGAATCTACCAATTGTTGTAATCTGGCTTTCAATTTCTCTTTTAATTCTTGTTTAAATTGCGGCGCTTCTTCCATATCCACACCTGTCATCATTTCTAATCTTAATTCATACTCTTGATGTGTAGCAAAAGGCATATATGTCACTAAACCATCTTCTCTGGTGTGGCTATGTGTACCTGTGCCGCCTAATCTGTTTGCTTCAGCCTCTGCTTCTGCTTCTGTTTCATAATCTTGTACAATGTATTCATTATCATCGTCAAATACTTCTGAATATCTTTCATATACACTTAATAATGTATCTATTTCTTTTATTTCGTTTTCCAAGCCTTTCTGATTGTACAATCTGTTATAACTAATACTTAAATCTTCTGGTGTTGCTTGATCCATCCAGGCGAACCAGATATTCCACAAGTTATATTCTGCGTTCTCCATACTGGTTGCTTTTTTACGGATAAATGCTTCCAATTTGCTGTCATACATTTCTATTTGTACACCACTACGACTTGCTTTAATCAAGTCTTCACTACGTATCATTGCAACCTGATTCATTTTATCAACTTGCTGATCCATTATAGCTCTTATCTCTGTAAGACTGCTTAAATCAGGTGACACAAATTCATATGTGTAATTTGGTTGCCCGTCCAGACTGTTTCCTGTAATTACAAGACTTCCAGGCTCTGCACCAACGTTATGACCATTACGGTTAAACGTTTCTTCATCAACTACATTTACAGGATGCAAGCCATATGACACGGCTGAATACTGCTCTCCAGCGAGACTGTAAATGCTACGTTGTATTTGTGCAATATCAAAGATAGGCGTATGCCCTATGCCCTGTTTGATAGGCGTACTCTGATAGACGGGTCTTACGATTGATGCCGTGCCTAGTTCATTAGGCTGGCTTATTTTATAAAACCCTAGGTTTGTTTCATCTTCCTCATCTGGTATGTATTCTGCACCATCTGGTAATACTATATCTGCCTCTTCGTGTAATGGCATAAAGATAGTATCTATTGTTTCTGATGAAATGTACTGGTAAATCTCTGCGTCAGAATCACTTGCGATCCTGATTACTATTCTGTCTAATACTAAGTCTCCACTTGCTGTATATTTGTAACTCCAATTTGTTACGTCTGTGGGCTTATGCATTCTCCATTTAGGATAATCACTGCCTGCTGGTTTTATACAACTAACCCACACAACTCCCATTGTGCTAGTAAATGTATCTACTTGACTCATAAATTCATTTAAGGAATTTTGAGAACCATCAGAATTATTAAGGAATGCTTGTATTTCTGGTGTATCTGGTAATGTTCTTTGTGGCGGAACTCTAAACAACATTGCATTGAATTCTGACACATATAATCTGGTGTATGGAAATGAAGGCACATTTGCCAACTTCTCATAATAATAATTACTTAAATTGTCCTGACCTGCATTTGCGGCTTCTGGCGAATTTGCTATACTGGCTTCTGTTCTAATCTTGCCTAATTCGTTACCGTATTCATCTATTGCGTATGTGCTTATTGTTTCTGATGATGTACTGTAATCGCTGGCATATGCCTTAAGATATCTACCATCTCTGTATGTTTGTCCGCCGTACAGACTGCGTTCTGCTAACTGCCAGTCATCATAATACTTTACATATAGTGGATGTGTATTGCGAATAAAATCGTGATAATTTATTTTGGCCAATTGTATCTCCAATGCGTTGTTGTCATATGGTATGACTATTTATCATTTTACCAACTTTTTGCCACTATTGTTGACAAATCATTAAAACATGTTATAATTAATATTGCTTGTCCTAACTTGCTACACCGATGTAAAACAACGGTTAAACAAAATACCCACATATTGTGGGTATTTTTTTGAGTGTTATGAATAAAAAAGCCGGATCGCTTGACTTATCCGGCTTTAAAAGAAAGTACATTATGTAAGACCCCTCTTACTACTCGACGGCTTTAACGAACACATCCTTTATGCCATCTAGTTAATGTAATAATATTTATCGGTTGCCTGTGTGCTGGAATCAAGGTAATGGCATTCACCTTTTTAGACGCACACAGGACTTACAACTTTATAATGTTATTGTTTTTGTACTATCTGCAACTAAATCAGGATCACTCTCAAAAGGCAGATATTCTGGATTTTTTGTATAATCTACATCTGCCAGATATATACCTGCTCTGGCCATTAAATTGATCATTTGTGGCATATCATATATACTCACACGATAACCATAACTCTGAGCAATTCTCCTTGCTCCTTCTTTACTTCTAGGGTTGTACTTATGCTTTGCTCTCATATTCTTCCTTTTCACTTAAAATCTTTAATAATAATTGTGTTCTGGTTATGTCATCCGGCATTTTGCTAATTCTGTTTAAATCTTGTGCGTTAAGCAAGCCATTTGTAATATAACTATCTATTATATCTGATCGCAATCGCCACGCATCAAAATTATCTTGCGAATCAAATCCTGGATATTCAGGTATGTTATGTTTTGCTTTCATATTCTTCCTGTGTTATACTGGTTATATCTTTTAAACCATATTTCATTGCCATATTCAGTATTGCATAATCCATATGATGTACTGTGGGTGCAATTACTTTTTGATAACTGTATTGTACATCATCGCCCACACCGAACATACATTTAAGGTATGCTATATGTGGTTTAAGTTCTGTTTCCTTTTGTGTCTTTGCCATTTTTAACTCCTGTATCTCTGGTATTCACGTTTGGTCTGGGTTTACCAAATATCTTTTCCCAATTTTCCTGATATTCGTCACTATGTGTGTTTGTTCTGGGTGTACTGCCTTTACCACCATGCCAATTACTCTTCTTCATCGATATACTTCCCATTTACTTTTACACGGAACTTGGGTTTAGTCTTTTTATCCTTTGTCCACTTTATTTTATCATAGTTATCTTTATACTGCTGGTCATTTACACCAGAATTGATCTCACTATAACTCATACCGTCTTTTATACTTCTGATCTTTTTGAGTTCTGGGTTTTTATCAATAATACTGACTGCTTTTTTAACCACAGCAGGGTCCATATGGGCTGTACTGCGTTTTGTAAATTCATCCATTATGCATCTCTCTTACGGATTTCGTTTCCAAATCCTGCTAATAATGTTATAATAGTTAATGGTAAGAACCATAATGATATCATATCTGTCATATGTCCCCACATAAGACTTAATCCGATTAAGCTCATTGTGTTAACACCTATTGTGGTGTGAGTACTCTCTTTTGTCATATATTCTGGTAATTTCATATTTTCTCCTTGTTATATAATGTAATTTCTTCTTCTGATGCCATCATCATGACGTCATCTACTTCTTTGTGTACTTCTGCCTGCATTATGCAGGAACCTCTGTCCATACCTATAAATTCTAGTGTTCTGTTAGTGACAGGATATTCTACCACTATTTTGTATAATTTTTTAGGTGTATATTGTGTCATACTCTGGTTTTGTCTGTCCCATACTTTATATGGTTGTTTAATCATTTTTTATCCTGGTTGCGATATAGATATATTTTGTGTCTTCTGGACAACTCCATAAGTATTCCTGTGCCTGTTGTCTACAGTTGTCTAATTTGCCATTTACGAATGTTTTTAAGTATTCCTTTTCTGGTTCTATTACTTTTATTACATAGTGTACGTTTGCCATTTTTAACTCCTATAGTGTTCTACTTACTCTATTATATGTCTGATTTATATCAGGTCTAACTGGATAATTGGCATATATCAAATATCCTAATGCATCATTAAAGTGACTGAAGTCTGTAGCACCGTCCTTTTCGGGCTGACGAGTATTCTCCTTGTATGTATGCTTTCTTAAACCATTAATTATTTTACTACATTTTGGGTCTATTGTCAATCTGCAATTATCTGCTTTCAGTACACTATTTACACTGGCAATACGATCTTTTACTGGAGGATTTTTACTGCCGGTTATTAACTTAAACCCTGCATTTTGTATAATAATATGATCGCTTAATCCTCCGCTACTGGTTTGTCTTCTGGCACCTGATGCATCTGGATATGCTATATAACGTTGATCAGGGTATCTGTGACGTATTTCATTACACATTTCCTGTGTATCTGATCCATATATTTCTATTTCATCAAATATGTGCATACCATTTAGTGTTTTATAACCTATTGCAACACATTGCGGAGAAATATTAAAATCCCAGCCTATGTGTATGGGTGTATGTTGTGCTAGTGGTACTGGTTGTTCAGATATATTGTGATCGCCAAATGCATAGTATATTGCACCGGCAAATTCCACCCAGCCTGCTTCATATTCCTGTTTATATGTTCGTTCATCCAGATCTATTTTAGCCTGTGCTAGTTCTTCTGCACTTACTTGCCCTCCTTGTGCTGTGGTGTACTGCCAACTAATCCATTCTGCATTTGTTTTGGCTGTGTTAAACAGATCAAACAGAAATCCTTTGCCTTTGGGTGTTCCTATAATCATGGCATCGCCTTCTCTATCTGATAGTGTAGGTCTTATAACGGCTTGCCAGGTTTCCTGTAATCCTGGTATATCTGCCGCTTCATCTATAACCACATAGTCTAAACCTATACCACGTATACTGTCTTTGTTATCAGCACTACGCAACATAATAAGACTGCCATTGACCAGTGTTATTTCCAGATTACTTTCATTAATTTTCTTAATCCAGTTGCGTTCTCTCAGCATGTTTTTAAGATCTTCCCAGGCAATCTGTTTTGCCATTCTGTATGTGGGGGCTACATACATACACTTTTTACCAGGATGTCTGGCATGTTTGGCTAATGAATTAATGGCTATGAATGTTTTACTGAAACGTCTGCCGGCTACCAGCACTTTAAATCTGGTGTCATCCTGTAATATTGATTTTTGTATATCAGTTAACTGCAAATCTGTACCCCTATAAATGAATGGGCACCGGGGTATTGGTGCCCACTCTGTATGTTTAAACGATCTGGTGTGAATGTTTGGCAACTATTATCATGTGAACGACATATTTCTATGTGTATTAGGATTCACCAGAATCTTCTAACCATGGGAGGACTTTATCCTCAGTAGTATTTATCGGTTGATCCATTTGACCTAAAATATTCTTGCCTAGGAATATCAGCATTGTTCTGTCGCCTTTAAGTGCTAAATCTAATTGTGCTTTACGCAATCGCTGTTTCGTGAGCAATCTGCCTTTTTGTATTATATCACGGAAGTTATCCACGAAGGTTTGCAACTTTACACCAAAAAAGTCTGCCATTTCCTGATTTGTACTATGTAATTTGGCTAATTCCAGCACTTGTTCTTCTGGAACTACTATTTTGTCTCTGCCTATCACTCTGCCACGTACTGTTTTCTCGCCATACTTGACATTTTTAACTTTATAAGGTGTACTGGGTTGCTCTGTTGCGTTATCTTCAGTTGACATTGCGTTCTCCTGTATCTTCAGTGTTATCGCCACTGTTTGCGTATAGTTCTATTTATCCTTTCTGTACTTTCGGGGTCTGCCAGTTACGTTTCTGAATATGGTGGTTTCACGCCAACCAGCCTGGGTTTTTTGGTATTTTCTGACTTTTACAGGAACTGGATATAGTGTATCCTGATGTATAACATAACCCAATTGCTCTTGTGGGTGCATGTCATGTATTTTGATTAACAGGTTATACTGTTTTATGCTGATATTGCCACTATTTAGAACATCATATACCCATCTAAACATATGATCGGCTGTTCTCATAGTGTTAAGCAGATTGGTTCTTTGATCAGATGTTACTTCCATACTGATATTTACAGTATGACCAGTATTTTATACTGTTTTAGTGGTTAGTCTAAATAATACCAATCTGCAAATTTAGGATTTGTAGTATTTTTGCACCTTCTAATAATTGTTTCTTTACTTGTATTAAAATGGTGGCTTGCTAAACGTAAATTATGAAATACACCATCTGGTGTGTTTATACTTCTACATTGTTTATTTACTTTTTGATTACTCATAGCAAGATCTAATTTTGTTTTTTCTCTTTTCTCTACAACTTTTTTAGGTATTTTTTTACCTTTATTGATTTTGCTATGATGTTCTCTTTGTTCTTTAGTCCAAACACGTTCCGAATTTATTTTGGATATTTTTTTGCGCCATTCAGGGTCAGACCAACGTTTTGCCATGGCTTTTTTGCGTTTTTCACTATTCCGTGATGCTTCTATTCTGGCTTGTTCAACTTCTTGTGTTCTACCTGCCTTCATTTTATTGATATGTTGTTCTGCCCATTCAGGATCTTTCCATCTTTTTACAGATTGTTTATGCCATTTATTTTTGTATTGTTTATCCTGATATTTTTTAACCATTACTTGTTTTTGTGCTTCACTGCGTTTCAGGTTCCAATTAGTTGTCATTAGCTCTTCATCACTGAGCCCGGGCAACGTTTTGTTGCCCCACTCAATGTCGTCGAATAGTGTTTTATCTTTATCACTACTCATGACTGCCACATTTGTTGTAAAATGTTATTACGCACACTGGCAGGCTGATAATGAAATGTATCACATATTCTCAATGCTATTCTGGGTGTTATCTCTACAAGATTTCTGTAATGCTTGTTGATATAATCCAGTGCGGCATTTATATCCTTTTGTGGATAACCTGGTTTGCCATTTTTTTGTTTATGGTCTACACATTTACCATTTAACATGCCCACATGTTCACATAAATGAAGCGTATACATCAACTTTTGTTCATTAGTAAACATACATGTAGCAAAGTTAAATCTACTGTCTATAGCCAATGCCCATTGTTTACACTTTTTAAGTATATCCTCTTTTCTGTCATTGGTTATCCAGATTATGGTGCCATTGAACTTGAAAGAATGTGGAACATTGAACTCTTCCATAAGTGCATTCTTTCTGGTTGTTTCCCAAGTAACTTCGCGGTTTTGCCCTAAATCACAAGCACCTAACAGCATGGGGATAATCTGATTACGTTCTGTATGATGTATTACATCCACATCGTCCATTACCAGGATTCTGTGTTTTTCTCTGTTTAAATACAACTTTACATACAGACTTGCGGCAGTTACTTTACCACCTTTTAGATATTCCACGTGATCTGTTACACCTGCATCTACCAAGGCTTTCTTTACAGTATATGTTTTACCTGTTCCGGCATCTCCACTTACTATAAGGCCATTAATAGCACTGGTTTTATTGTATGCAAAAGATTGTGTTTGATGATATACTCCATCAAATACATCTAATACTTCTTTTGCTATTGGGTTTATTCTGCTAGGAGAATACCTAGCGGTTTGATTTGCTTTTTTCATGTTACCTCCTTAAAGGTTGTTATATTGTTTATATTTGCTGTAAACCTTAATTTACAACGTCATATTATTATTATACACAGATATTTATATATGTCAAGTGTTTTTATATTATGTTCTGGCAAATGCTACGCATTTACCGATTCCTCAGTCCTTTCGGACTTCGGAAAGTATTTTTATTACTACGAAGTAGTTACTTGATGTAGATTGTTTCAGTCAGACGGAACCACTTCTGGTTCCATCCTCTTGATGTGAGTAGTCACAGCCGAGATGAGCAGGTATTTAACACTATGGGACAATGGGTCTTGTAACTATCTCCAACCTGCTACGGTATGCTGATGCATGTATAACTTCGTTCCTATTGTTATACTGTTTATGTCCAGTGTATTTGAGCTAACAGAAAGAGCCTACAACGTATATAATCAGTGGGTATGCTGTATATATTTGTTTTAAGAGTGCGGGTACCGAAATCGCCGCCTTTATCTCTAGCCTTATATCTGGTGGCTAACCTTATGTTCTGTTTGTTAAATGCCTAATCTACGACTCAATTCCATTTGTATCATAGTGTGTTGTGGACCGTTTGTTCTGTATTGGTCCAGTCCCCACTTTAAGTAATTAAATGGTAGATCTTTTAATTTTTTGCCTTGATGTTTGCCTGGGTATTGCCATATTTCGTTTTCTATAAAACGTGTAAATTGTTTTGTTTTTTTTAATTTTGCCATAATGAGTTGCCTTGGGTCGAAGCAGACACTTAATTGTTACATAAAGTAATTTGGAGACCACTTAAATGATAGTTGCCTGCTTCTATTTTTATTTATCCTTTAATGTATCTTGAAAGATATTCTTTTTGGCGGTTGTATATCTGTTTTTGTTATATAATTGTATCCTGGTGTCCAGGAACTGTTAAACAGTGGTGCAATTAATTTATTCCAGACTTCTGTAATTTTTTTAAGTTGATTCTTGTTTAAGTCAGCATTGCTTCTGTAATGATTACTTAATATACCGCCCACATAACTTATTATACTGTTTTCTGGTTTACTAAAATAACTGCTTTTGGGTAATGATAAATCTGGCATGCCATTTTTAGTATTAAACATTTCCCACATTGTCTCTTCTTGTATACTGCGACTAGCACTTTCTGACAAAAATCGTTGTAACCAATACATAATGTGATCCAAATCATCTGGTTGTATAAACACATAACCTGTTTCTTTGCCTTCACTTGTTGTTTTAGGTCTAAATGCTATTTGTTCAAATTTACCTTTATCTGTTTTAGTAGGAATATCTTGTACACTTACGCTCATAGTCCCTCCCTGTCAGCATGTGGATAATCAGGATGTAGTGGATGCAACCAGAACTTGGTTCTTTTAACCTGTGTTCTCCAATCCTCTTTGGCACTGATTACTTTGCCTCTGAGAGGATGTTGTTTACGTGGGTTTTCATAATATGCATTTTTATACTTTTTAACTTTACGTCTGATACTTTGTGGGTGTAAAGATAACTCCATACCCAGTTCATAATCTGTTTTGTTATGCAACTTTTCACATTGTGTGGGTTTTGCCTTGCGTTGAAAGGGTGTGCCATAATTTTGCACTCTCATATGTATGGTTGCTGGATGCACTTGTTCTTGTTTTGCTAGGTCTACTGCGTGTATACCCCATTTACTGTAGAATGAGTCTGGATCTTCACTCATTGTGGTATTACTGTGTTGTCTGGTGGTATAATTTTTATCTGATTCTGATCTATACCTGTATTCTGTATATGAACCTGAACCTTTAATCCATTTCCCGTT